TTTAGATAATTGATTACTTCAGTTCTCATCTAATTCTCTTTAGGTTAATTCTACCAGGTTCTTTTTCAAGACTGGTAATAGTGTCGTCATCATCAAAGTCATACCAATCACCAGCACTTACTAGTTCGCTGAACAAGCTGTCTGATTTGTTTTGGTAGTAACCCATTTTATTTCTCTCCGCATCTTCTTCATTGCCAAAGTCAGCTACTTTTGGTAGTATGAATTCTGCCAATGCAGTATAAACACAAAGGTCCGTAAAATCATTTTGACGATCCTTAATTTTGTTAGGATCTAGAGCAGGAATATCTGCCCTTGTTCTTATAGAATCACTTGAGTTTCTTCTATAATAATCCTGCCACCACTGAGTTAATCTTAGTTTGGATAAGATTCTCTCAGTGGCGCGGATTAATTGATCCTCAACTATGTCATCAGTAAGGCTTTCATTGGTTTCAATGACTCTGCTATCTCTAGCAAGCAAATCATCATATTCAGCAAAACTAATTACATTGCTATTTTCTTCAATAAAAGCCATTACATTCTCCTTAATTAAGCGTCGTTAACTAGAATTACACCGCGTGTAGCATCAACTACGCCAACGCCAGCATGTAGAGAAGCAACGATGTCGTTACCAACAGCTTCTGCTCTACGCTGAATTTCTAAGTCAACATTCTTAAACATAGCAATTCTCATTGCATCTTGTCCAAAGATAGCTGCTTTGGCATTTGTATTGCCAGTGTTAGTTGGTGTTAGGTATGAGCTAACAAATAGGTTTACACCAGCTACTTGTCCTAAGAAACCTGAACGCATTGCTTGAGTCTGGAAGTCACCACCAGCAAAGCTAGTGCCACCAATGTCATTCATTAAGCCTGCATACATAGCAGCAGAAACAACACCAACTAGTGGACCAGTTTCGCCTGCTGCACGGATAGTTCCAACTGCTTTCAAGATTTCGTTAACAGTCAAAGTGCTGTCAGTAATTTCTTGTTCAGTTAGTCCACCAATTGCAGCCATTACATCAATGTCAAACTTAGACTGGATAGCGTTACCAAGAACACGACCAGTTTCTTGTGGATCAATGCCACCTAAATCACGCATTACGTGACGAGCTGCATAAATGTTTGCACTAATAGTAACACTAGTGTCAGTAACAGTTAGTGCAGTGAAATCATCAACTGCGCCTGGATCTGCTGAACCAAGTTTTTCAGCAGTTACAGAACCCATTACAGGAATCTGTGCAGTAATTGAACCCGCTGGTAGGTTTACCATTGGAATTAGTTCTCCGCCCAAGAACAAGCTGTTCTCGTGAGCAGTGTATACTGTAGCCGCTTTAGTATTGACTACAAGACTTTCTAAGTCATATGCTGTATTAAAAGCCATTTTAATTCTCCTCTAAAAATATTGGCATTAAGCTAAGAGGCCCTTACGTTTTGCCTCTTTATATAATTGTCTATGTTGAGGATTTGTTAAATCAAGCGATTTCAAATCTACGTCACCTGCAGTTTTACCAGGTTGAACACTATTCATAGTGTTGGTTGTGCTTGGTGCGGCAGCTACAAAATGCGGATTTTTAGTTAGAAATTCTTCAACTAAAGCCTCTACTTTGAGAGGATTGCCTGAATCATCGTATCTAACAGCACCACTGCTGTCTAGCACTTCTGCTTCACCACTTTCCCCAAGGCGAACCTGATTCCTTAGCAGGCTTTGTACCTGTTCTGGATTTACACTCTTAAACTTTGCTGCTGCATTTAACAACGGCGTATTCACCTTGTAATCTTCAATAATAACGTCTCTGCGCTTAATTTCATCATCCTTCTTAGAAGCAAGTTCTTGTAGAGTTTTTTCAAACTCTCCACGCTTGAGTTGTTCTTCTTGTCTGCGTTTTTCTTCCGCTTCCTTAAGAGCTTTTAACTCGCCTGGATCCCCAAGTTCCTCATATGGTTTAAGAAGTTTACGCTCTAAGCTGCCACGCATACGTGCCATCATATTGTCTACTTCTTCTTGGGTATAAGTCTTTACTTCTTGTGCCTGACTTTCATTTGGTGTAGTGTCAGTTACTACTTCTTCTTGTGCCAATGTTTCTTCACGGTCCATTGTTAACCTCGCCTCCTTTTAGAGTAAAAATAATTAAATTGACAATCATCTGTCAACTATATTTATAAGTATATTTAGCATCATATTGCAAAATAGGTTATCTACTACTTTTCCTGCGTTTCTTAACTATTCTTGGCTTATAAGTGCCTCTTTGTATGCCCATTCCTTTGTTAAAACTATTAGAATGTGGACTGCGTGTTCTGCCTCCACTTCTGGCATATCTAAAGCCTGCTCTGTGCCCTCCACAGTCAGTTTTACAAACGCTTCCCCTAAACTTTGCCATTTCGTGCCCTCTCTAATTTGGCTCTGTCCTGTTGTATAAACACAGGCACTGGTGTACTATTGTAACTAAAGTCTGGATGGCTCCAAAGCCACTCTTCATGCTGTCTAGTTCTATTAAATCTGTCTGACATCTTTTTTAGTTGTCTAGGATTATGTTTAGGTGCAATGTAGAGTATAGCTTGACGAGAACCTAAGTCTATTATGTGGCTACGCCAATTAGTTATTTGAATTTCTCTTTTCTTCCAAGCTGCCCAACTCCAAGGGCACACTGTTTTAATACTATAAAAGTATTCTTCCCAATCAACCGCGACGTCCGCCACGTGAACCTTTTTTCTTTTTCTTTTTCATCGCCATAGTTACCGCCCTCCCTTGTTTTTCTGCTGCTGCACGGGTAGAATATATCTTACCCGTTGTTCCCCATCTGTAACCACTGCCTACTTTACGTACTGGCATAGTTATTCTCCAGGGTGTATCCAACCTTGAGCTGCTAACTCTAGGTGTTCTTGCTTAGTCATTGCTACACGAGTTTCATTAGTAGCAGGATTCATCATGATGTGAGGTTCAAAATAATCATCATCATATTCTTCGTCTTCACCTAACCATTCTACAACTTTTTTAGCAACTGCTTTCTGTACTTGTTTGTCCATTGGTGCTGCTTCACTTGCAGTTTTAAGTTGCTGTACTTCTGATCCAGTATCTCTAATGTTAAAGCTACCAGGATAGTCAATGCTTCCTGTCCAAACAACGCCCGTGTATTCTGCAAACAACTTCCACATTTGCTCTTCTGCAAGTTCTAGATTGTCTGCTTTTTCGCTTAGTTTAGCATTAAGTAATTGGAATTCCGTCTCCATGGCTACGCCACTCATAGTACGGCTTTCTGTTGCACGTACTGCTCCTGTATTTGCCATTTTGTCAATTGATTCTACTTTGCTTTGTATTGCTGCAAGTATCTTGTCAACACCAGCACCAGAGAATTCAAGCAAGTATGGTTTTAGTCCTGGATCAATGTTTTCTGGAATATGAATAAGTGCGCCGCTGCCTGTGCCTACGTTTGTTTCTGGTGTAGCTACTAGGCTTGGATGGGTGTCCATTTGAATTGATTGCATAATTTCAGAAGTACCATTATAGATAAACTTTTGCATATCTGCAATGTCTGCAATATCACTTACGCCTAATCCACGTTGAATACCTTTCTTATTGTATACACATACAGCAGGTATTTTACCTAATTCATTAGGTTCTTCATACTGGTCCATTATGACATCATTTTCAGTATCTACTACAGTAGTAGTAATAATTTCTGGTGTCCATTCTTTTACAGTTTGAATTTGTCCATTAACATCTTCTAGATATTTGAAATAATTTAATTGGTATCTTCCTACCATATCGCGCTGGTATTCCCAATCAAGCACAACCAAAGGAGTCAAGTAACTTACATAAGGACGCACACCCAATGCTTGTTCTTCTGCTCTTGTCATTGCACCTGTGTTGGCTTTTGTTACCATAATGTAGCAGTGTCCAAACACACTTGCCCATGTGCTTACATCTTTCATAAATGCATCAAGACTACGCCCGTCAAAGTCTGCATCACGCAGAAACTCTTCTATTTCTGGTGCGTTTTCTAGTGTGCCATACTCTCTGTATGGTTCTTGTCTAAACAAGAAACTGTTGTACACACTAATAACACTTTGACAATGGTTATCTAATGGTGTTTGGTACAGTCTTGCCTGGTATTCACGTTCTGTTTCTAACTGGTAGCGGACTAAGTGTCCTGCTCTACGATATTCTTCTCCGCCAATATAACTTTCTAGTAAATATTCCCATATTGGCTGGTATGTATTGTAAGTATTGTTGCCTGCAACTGCTTGTTGTACGGCATTAGATAGTGTTTCTATTTGATCCATTGGTGCGTCCTAGTATATTTTAGCTCCCCAACGTTGTGGTTGTTGCGGTTGTATGTTTTTTCTAATTGGAAATAGATACGCAACGCAATAACTCAAGGCGTCAAATATATGATCGTACCCTGAATCTTTATCTGGTATCTGAGTTCCTTCTTTATACGTATATTTTTCCAAACTCTCTATAGTATATTTAGCCTTAGGGTTAATATAGAGGTGAATTTCTTTGTTTGCATCGCATAAACGTGCATTTAGTGCGTTAATTCTGTCCCTAACAGCGTCATGTTTGCGTGGTGCTTTAACAATAAACCCAGCATTTTCTAGTATAGTATGGTCCGTTTGCCCATTTGCACTAGTTTTTCTAGCTGAACCAGCAGGATCTGGAAAGCAAAATATCTTTGAACGTGGATATCTGTTTACTATTTCTTCTGCCATCTCTGTTGTGTTTGAATTGTGCATAACAATTTCATCTATTATATACAAATTGTCACCTTGACGTACAGCAATAGTAGCTGCACAGGGGTTTACGTTAAAGTCCATGCCCACCATTAGTTGACTTATGTCTGGATTTTTAAGTTCTTTAAGATGCAATTCTCTTTCAAATGTATACGCAATACGTCCTTCATAGCTTTCAAATGTTGCCATAAACTCCTGGCGGAATTGTCTTTCACTCATATCAGCACGGGCTTGTTCTATTTCTTC